CAATTATTACAAAAACAAAAACAAAATTAAGATGGCAAGATTATTCGAATATTTAGCACAAAAGATTAGAAATTTCAATGGTTGGTTTGCAACTGGTTGGAATAATATCGTTAGAAAATTATTAATCAAAAATTAATTATATTTGTAGTATAAAAATTATAAGTTATGGCTTCAACAGTTTTCAATGGTACTAACCTTTTAATCAAAATCGCAGATGATGCAGGTTCACCTGCTACAATAGGACACACTACATCGTGTTCAATTTCATTTACTAACGATATGGCAGCTGCCACTACAAAAGATTCATCAGGGTTTTCAGAATCAATCGCAGGGTTAAGATCTGCAGAAATATCTTTTGATGGTTTAGTTGATTATACTGATGCTAATGGTGGTAAAGAAATCGCACACAAACTACTTACAAGACAAAAAATAGATTTCACATTTGGAACTGCTGCTACTGGCGACACTATTTACAGTGGAGAGGGTTTTATGTCAAGTTGTGAAATAAGTGGTGCAATGGAAGAAGCAGTTACTTATTCAGGAACGATAACTGTAACTGGTGCAATCACAGAATCTACAAACTAACACTTGATTTTCAAATTCTAATTACTATATTTGTTATTGTAAACTATTTTAAATGACAAAACAAAGAGGTTATTACACTCTTAAAATCGGAGGAAAGAATCGTACACTTCACTTTAGTATGAACTTTTGGGCAACCTTTACGGATATGCTTGGTGTTTCTCTTGATGAAATTGGAGGTATTTTTGAAAAAGGTGTTTCACTTAAAGCTATTATTACGATAGTATATGCAGGTATTTTAACTTACGATCAAGAAAACAAAAAAGAGATTGATTATGATAATTTCGATGTTGGTAATTGGCTTGAAGATATAACTTCAGAGGATATTGAAAAGATTATCAAGGCAATGACAGAATCTCGAATCTTGGGTAATGATTTAAATGCAGGTTTAAATAGGAATCCACAAACTGATTCAAAAAAAAAATAACCGATAAAACTTCTTGGGAAGATATAACCGATTTCTACATTGGTTATTGTGGTATTAATCCTAACGACTTTTGGACAAATACATTTAAGGAAAACAAACTTATGTCGGAATCCTATGTAATCCAAATAAATGCACTTTGGGAACAACATCGTTTTGTAGCGACAATGATTCACAATGTGAATGTTGGTAAAAAATCTGATATGATAAAACCCCACCAACTCTTTGAATTACCACAAGACAACATAAAGAGAAATACGGCTAAAACATCAAGAGAAGATTTTGAAAAGTATCAAGAACTCATTAATAGTAAGTTGAATAAAAAATAGTTATTTTTGTACTATGGCAGAACAAAATTTCAAATTATTATTCGAGTTTATTGCTAAAACTGCACAGTTTAACCTTAACATTGACAGAGCAAAGGCAAAGATTGCAGGATTTAGCCAACAAGCAGTAAAAACAGGAAAGTTTTTGTCCACAAGATTATCGCTTCCTTTAGCTGCAGTTGGTGGTTTAGCTTTACGACAAGCTGCAAAGTTTGAAAGATTACAAGTTACATTAAACACATTAAATGGATCAGCTGATGAGGGTGCAAAATCATTTAAAAGATTGGTTGCATTTAGTGCAAAAACACCACTACAATTAGAGGAATTAACAAGAGTTAACAATATGTTAATGGGATTTGGGCAAACATCAGATGATGCTTTTAAATCGCTTAAAATGTTGGGTGATGTTGCAGCAGTTTCAGGTGGTAATCTTACAGGTATAGCCGTAGCATTTGGTCAAGCAGCAGCAGAGGGCAGGGTAATGACAAGAGATTTAAGGCAGTTCATAAACAACGGAGTGCCAATTCTTGATATACTTGCAAAGTCAATGGGGGTTGCAAGAGGTGAGATAATGGATTTGGCATCGGAGGGTAAATTATCTTTTGAAGTATTACAAGATGGTTTTGAGTTTGCAACAGGTTCACAAGGTCGTTTTAATGATGGTTTAAAGATACTTTCACAAACTTTAGAGGGATTGTTTAGTACATTAAAAGATAATGTAAACATAGCACTTGCAGAACTTGGACAAGAAATTGCCACAACCTTAAATTTAAAAGAGGGTATTCCTGCTTTATCTGAAAAAATTGGCAAATTAGTTAAAGATTTCAAGGCTTTAGATCCTGAAACAAGAAAATTAATTATAAATGCAGGTATTTTAGCAGTTGTAATACCACCAGTTACAGTAGCTTTAGGTGCTATGGCAGCATCAATTACGGCTATCACAACACTATTAGTTGCATTAAGTCCACTTGTTATTGGTATCGGATTAGTGATAAGTGGTTTAGGTTTAGCATTTATAGCAGCAAAAAAAGAGGGTATAAAATTCACTGAATTTCTTACAAATAATTTACAAGCAGCACTTATAAGTGATGATAAATTTAGCAGGTTCAATGATAATTTAGGAACTACTAATGATGAATTAAAAATATTAAATCAAAGATCAAGAACTGCAAAGAAAAGATTAGATGATTTAGCAGTATCTATGGCAGGTGCTTTTACAGATCCTTTAGGGTTTTCAGGTGCAAGAGCAAAACCTTTTCCAACAATACCTAAAGCGACATCTAATGATGGAGGAGGTGGAGGTGGAACATCTGATCCTATTAAATTTAGTTTTGCAGCTTCAAATATGTTTGCAGGATTTGGTAAAACTGTTTTAGATGTTTCAAATCTTTATAATGCAGAACTTCCAAAAATGACAAATGTAAATAATGGCTTTACATCATCAATGGAAAATATGTCTGCAAAGTTCCAAGATTTTAAAGTAAATGGAATTGAACCAGTAATTGAAAATTTTAAAACTTTTGGAGAACAAATAATACCCCAAATCGGTGTTGCATTACAAGAGGGATTTGCTGCTATTGCAGATGGTGAAAACCCATTAAAAAGATTAGGAACAATATTAAAAGGATTAGTTGTAAGATTAATGGCAGCAGCAGCAGCAGCAATGTTGCTTGGTGCATTTTTAGGGGGTGCAACTGGTGGTTCTGCAATTCTTACCAAATTAGGTGGAATTAAAGGATTATTTACTTCTTTTTCAGGAATTGAATTTGCAAATGGTGGTATTGTATCTGGACCAACAAATGCTTTAATTGGAGAATATCCAGGTGCAAGATCAAACCCTGAAGTAGTCGCACCATTAAGTAAATTAAAAAATATGTTAGGAACTGGCGGTGCAATGCAAGGTGAGTTTGTTTTAAGAGGTCAAGATTTAGTAGTTGCTTTACAAAGAGCAGAACGAAACAGAAATAGATTTAAATAATGGCTTACGGAGTTAAATATGAACTTGATTTTTCAGACATCAAGGGAAATAAAAGAAGTGTCCAAATTCTAAAAAAGGATTATGTTGGCGATGTATTCTCTATTGTAGGAACTGACAATCCAGTAATTATTAAATACACAAATGATGATGATTTTTATAATCCGATAATCGGTTCATCTTGTGTGCTAAATATTAAAACAACCGACACAATATCGTATGATGAGTTTACAAATTTTGATGAGAGAGAATATAAGGTTAGAGTTAATATTGGAGTTGAAGATGAAGCAGCTGATATTAATTCACCACTTTGGCAAGTTGCAGACACAAATTGGCAAGAAACAGATTACAACTGGGCAGCAACTACTATATTTCAAGTTTATTGGGAAGGTTATTTAGTTTCAGATACATTTAGAGAAGCGATACAATCCAAACCTTTTGATATAAGTTTAAGAGCAATTGACAATTTAGGAACTCTTGATTCTTATTTAGTCCCTGACGGTGCTATTGCAACCAATGCAGATGGTACTATTAAAACTGCTGCAGGAGAACAAACAAACATTGATAGGGCTTGGTATTATATTCATAAAATATTAAATTTTACAGGTCTTGATTTTGACATATTTGTTCAAAACAATATTAGAAAAGTTGATCCAGTTTCAGGGCTAGTCGTTAATTCTAATAATAATTTATATCAAGATATATTAGTTAATGAATTTGCTTTTACAGAAAATTTTGCTAAAAAATCATCTAAAGAAGTGTTAGAGAATATTTTAAGATTAACTAATTCAAGAGTATATCAAGCAAATGCAAGTTGGTATATTGTTTCAAATAGTAATTACTACGATAAAGCAGTGTCAGGTAGCTTAACTGATGATACAGGTGGTGACCAAGACCAAACAACAACAAACCCAATTGTTACTACTGATTCTGTAACAAATGCAACAACTACAAGTGTTACATTAAATGGAACTATTGTAAATGACAGAGGACTTGCTATTATTGAAAGAGGTTTTTATTTTGGAACGAATCCATTAATATTGGCAAATCCAAAAGTTGCAGGATCTGTTGCTACAAACTTTACATCAAATCAAACATCTTTAACATCGGGAACAACTTATTATATTGCTGCTTATGCAAAAAATAATACGACGGTTGAAGGAAGGGGTGGAACAATACAATTTACTCCTGGTGCAACGACAACAACACAGCCACAAAATATTTCACCAACACTTACAACTTTAACACCAAATCAATATTTAGTAAAAAATACTTCAATGACTTTAGCAGGTCAAGTTGATAATGTTGGAACAAGTAATGTAACTGAATATGGTTTTTACTTTGGAACAAATAGCAATTTATATACAGAAAACACAAGATATGTTGTAGCTACTGGTCAAAATTTATCATCAGCTTTTGGTTTTGTTTTAGACACTACAACTATATCACCAACATTAACATTAACCGCAGGAACACCATACTATATAACACCATTTGCAGTAAATACTACTGGAGAGGGTGTAGCAACAACTTTATTACAATATACTTGGAATGCTTGGCAATTAAGAAAACAATCTGATAATTCAACACAAAATGTTCCTTACACATCAGATTCAAGAGGAGATAATGTTTATTTATCAACTTCATCAAGTTCTTCAGAATGTTATACGATTATGGTTGGTAAATATTTAGCAAGTTTATCAGGACTTCCAACAATTTCAGGAGCTTGTGCAGATGACACAACTGAACCATCAACAACAGTAGCAGTTACTTGTAAAGCAATTACACTTTATCGAAGTGATAGTGCATTCAATTTATGTTGTACTACTCCAACATCAAGAACATTTTATATTAATGGTGAATCTTTTACAGATAATACAAATACAACAAAAGTATATATAGATGATACTTGTACAACACTAACAAATGCTCAATATTTATCAGAAGATTTAGTTAATTATAGATATTTTAACGGCACTAATTTACAAAACACAGCAAGTTGTCCCGAGTGTGATCCTGATGTTGTAACACCTGATGGATTTTTAGTTGAAAGAGATAATTCACAAGATACATTAAGGGTAGATTATAATGCAAGTTTTAGTGTAGGCGAAAGAGTTGTTTTGAATGTTCAAACACAAGATTGTTTTACTATTCTTGAAGAAATAACAACTTCTGATGATTTGTCTGCAATTACAATTAATGCTTCTTGTACTGCAGTTAAACCAACACCAAGTGAAACTTGTCCAACAATGACATTTTTTGCAAGATATTTAAAGTGTGGTGATGATAGAATTGAGGTAATTGGAAATAATGTAGATAATTTTCCTCAATTTATAAAACAAGTTTCCAATAATGATTGTTGGGAATTTATAGACAGAACACCAAACACACAAAGTGATGATGAGTTTAATTTAGGTTGTTTCCCTACAAGTAAATTTGCAACTGGATTTTCTACTTGTGATGATTGTTTAGGAATATCTACAACAACACAAGTACCAACTACAACCACCACAACACAACCATCTATATTTTATAGAATATATCAAAGTTTGCAAAGTAATTGTAGTGCAGATGACACTATTATAGAAGTGTCAAATCAAACAAATTCATTTCCATCAGTTATATCCGATGGTTTAATTTGTTATGCTTCATTGCAAGATGGCGGTGCAGGAACAAATGGTGATGTAGATAATTTCTTGGATTTTGCAGATTGTGCAGCTTGTCAAGCATATATAAGTACAACGACAACACAAGCACCAACGACAACACAAGCACCTTGTACTGCAATACAAGCAAGTGTTTCAACGATTGCTTTAAGTGTTTGTTGTGGTGCAAAAGCAACAACTATATATATAAATTCAACATCAATTACAAATGCAAGTGTTATTTATACGAATTCAGATTGTACAATAGTACTTGGTGCAGGGAACTATATAAACACAGGTAGCAATTTATTCTTTTGGAATGGTAACACGTTGTCATCTGCCACTTGTCCTGCTTGTCCATAATATATGAGGTATATTTGTTGTCAACCATCAACTATTTATTATTCGTGGCAAATAGACACGATGATTTATAGTTTTTTACAAAATGGAATAAAAGCGAAACAAATTGATATTGTTTTTGCTGATAAACCAAACAATGAATATTCTTGCTTTTATTTAACTCAAAAATACCCTGATGTTAATTTTTATTTTTACCCTGATACAAGAGAAAACATAAAATACATTTCAAGTGTACGACCTCATATTTTAAAGAAACACTTTTATAAATATGCTGATCTGTATAAAGGAACTTTTATGTATCACGATTGCGATATAGTATTGACAAAACCTTTAGAAATAGATAATTATTTGTGCGGTTGTAATCAAACTTGTTATTTAAGCGACACCATAAGTTATATTGGACACGATTATATATTGTCAAAAGGTGAAGATGTTTTAGATTTAATGTGTGATGTAGCAAACATTGATAAAAAGATTGTAAAACAAAATCAAGATGTATCAGGTGGTTGTCATTATATATTAAAAAACATTGACTATACGTTTTGGGAAAAAGTTGAAACAGATTGTGAAAACTTATTTACAGAAGTTGTTAAGTTAAATACAAAAAAAAGAGCAAAAGATGACAGATACCACCCATTACAAATTTGGTGTGCTGATATGTGGGCAGTTCTTTGGAATCTTTGGAAACTTAATAGAAAAACAGAAATCATTAAAGAATTAGACTTTACTTGGGCAACTGAAAATATAAATGCTTGGGGTGAAAATGCAATATTTCACAATGCAGGAATTAATAACGATAAAAATAACGAGTTTTATAAAGCTAAATATTTAGGAAAAAAACCACCAAAAAATTTAAAAATAAATCCAAATTTAGCTTCTTTTAAGTATTACGAACTTGTAAAACAAATATTGTAAATTTGTAATATGGGGACAATTAGAACAGAACAAACAAGATTACTTCAAGAAAATGGAACAGAAAATATTGAGTTTTTTGTGTATGATAAAGATGGTGTTGCAAAGACAACTTTAAAGCAAACTAAAGACGTTTTAAAACAAGTCCCAAGCACTATCACACCAATTAATTCTGATCTTATAGCAGAATACATTAGACCTTTAAGAGATGCAATAAAAACAGTTAAAACAAGTGCAATGCAGCTTTTAAATAAAAATCCAAATTTTCGATACAACTCATTTAATTGGGATATTACTGCATCAAAAGCAACAATTCAGATACCAAGTCAAATATTATTTGATGTAAACCCAGTGTCAGGTATTTATTGTTTATATCAAGAGCAAATGCCAGTATTACCTGAAAAAACAACTTATATGATTAAAAACATTTTAAGTGATACAAGAATAGTGAGTGGTCGTGACATTGAAGTTTCTTGGAATTATTATATGTTTAGTGGTGGTTTAGGTTCACCACTTATGAATCAATTTATTAGTGTTGGTCTTGATTCTACAAATAATGGCACAATAAATAAAATGTATGATTTTGGCGACAATAAGTTTATATCTGAATGTAATGATTGTGGTGAAGGTGGAGATCCAATTGCATTTACTGATGATAGGTTTTTTAAAAAAATAGATTATACACAGTTTGATTCTTGGAATAAGTATAAAACGACATTGCAATCAAATTTGACTGGCACGGAAACTAATCCTCATATTGAAGTAAAATTATTTCAGACAACAAGTCCTGGTTTTTTATTTGGTAAAGCATTTTATGATGGTATTTCTATTTCTCAAAAATCAAATGCAATAAAATCTATTCATACAAAAAGAAGGGGTGGAATCTTTGCTTTAGTTGACGGCATTGTACAACAAATTGACGAGGAAACAAACATTAGTGGTGAGTACAAACAAAAAGAAACAATTCTTTCAAATCAACTTGATTCATTAAATGTTGCTTCAATAGAATTTACTTATGGGCGTAAAGACAGACCAAATTCATTATTTAATGCTAATACTTTAGATAAGTGTGTTCTGCAAGAAATAATAAACGATTTTAGAGAACCATTAAAAAGATATGAAGGCTCTTTTTACAAAGATGATTCTGATGTTGTTCCTATATATTTTTATCACAAGTTATGGGTAAATTTCGGAACTACTGTTTTACAAGAACCAGTTAGTGCTATAATTGATGAAATGGAGTTTGATGTAAAGCAAAATGAATATAGAATTGTGATGCACTTACCAAATCAAGATGATGATAAATTGACTTACGATTTATATAAATTCGAATAAAATTTTTTTATAATGAAAATATTTTTAACTTTACCGCAATGTTACTAAAGAACATTTTAGAGGGTTGGGGAAATTGGGCATTAAGTCAATTTAAGCTAGTTGATCCAAAAATTAAGCATTTATCAAAGATGAGATTACTTATTTGCGATGTTTGTGATATTAGAAGCGGTCATATTTGCAACCCCAAAAAACAGGGAGTTAATGTTAAAACTAAAGAAATAAAAAACGGTTGTGGTTGTGCAATACCACCAAAGACACTTTCCCCTGCATCTAAATGTCCTTTAGATAAATGGTAATTTATGGATAAAATACAAACATTTATTAGTGAGTTCGAAATCGAATTCATCGATGATTTAAGGCGATTAGGTCTTAAAAAGAAAGATGTGGCAGAAAAGTTAGAGATGACTATGCCCACACTTAATTCAAAGATTCAAAACCCTGATACATTAACTGTTAAGGATTTGAGTAATTTGAAAGAATTAGAATTTAATTTAGTAACCATTAATATATAATAATGAGTAAAGAGAAAACTACGACAACACCTAAAAAGGTAGTTGTTAAAAAGATGGATTTTCCCAATTGGAGTATCAATCTTAAAATATTTAGAATTCAAAATGAGCTTGAAGCTATCATTAAAGATGCTAAAAACCCTTATTTTAAATCTAATTATGCGGACATCAATGCGATGTTAGAACAGTTGCAGCCACTTTTAAATAGATATAAAGTTGCAATTGAACAACCAATGAAAGATGGTAAAGTTTTTACTATTCTTACTTGTGTTGATACGGGTGATTCTAAATCATCAAGTTTAGAGTTACAACCTATTTCTGATCCACAAAAACTTGGAAGTGTAATTACATATTATAGAAGATATACATTACAAGGATTGCTTGGAATTAGAACTAAAGATGATGATGCGAATATAGCATCAGGACAAACTATTAACGAAAGCAGAGCAACGAGTTCTGTAACAATAAATGAAATTTAAAAATTATGGCAGAAGAATTTGTACGTAAAGATGGTACTGGGCAACTTAACAAAAACTCTTTTAAAACCACAGACAATCACCCTGATTATAGAGGTGATGCTAAAATCGATGGTAAAAACAAAGAATTAAGTGCTTGGGTAAAAACCAATGTTAAGGGCGAAAAATACTTATCATTAAGTATTCAAGAACCTTATCCAAAAAAAGAAGTCAAAACTCAATCTATACCTGTGAAAGCAGAGCAAGATATGGCAGATGATGACTTACCATTTTAATTATAAGGGGGTTAATCACCCCCTTTTTTAATACACTATATTATGAATGAACATTTATTATATCACAATGTTTTAGCAAATTTTGACAAAAAGCTAAAAGAAGAAGAAGAAAAAAATCAAAAATTAGAAAAAGAAAATAAAGAACTAAAAGATGAAATTAGAAAACTTAAAAGTAAAAAATGATAATATAAAAGATTATCATTCCAAAGAATCTATATCAGCGAGTAGTATAAAATATATGGCACAAACATCAGTTTGGCATTATTTAAATCGCAAACCAGTATTTCAAACTAAATATATGACAAGAGGAAATGCCGTTCATACAATTTGTTATGAGGGTGTTGAAGCATTTAAAAAAGAATATTTTGTGCTTCCAAAACTTGATCTTCGTAAAAAAGATGACAAGGAATTAAAAGCAAAACTCATTGAAAAGAATAAAGGTAAAGTTGTCATTGATGAGGAGGAAGATAATATTATAAGAGGTGTTTATGAAAACTTTAATAAAAGCAAAAAAGCACAACTGTATAGTAAGGGAAAAATTGAGTATTCTCATTATGGAACTTATGAAGGTATAGATGTTCGTGTTCGACCTGATTGTTTAGGCGATGATTGGATAAGTGACATTAAAACTTGTCAAGATAGTTCACCAAATGGGTTTATTAAAGACATTATAAGTAGAAAATACCACCTACAAGCATATTTTTATTGCTTAATGCTAGGTATTGATCCTGGAAATTTTAGATTTATTGCTTGTGAAACCAATCACCCTTATGCAGTTGAGGTGTATAAATTAGATGATGTATTTATTGAAAATGCAGAACTTGAGTTTGAAAACACTTGGAGGTTTTGGAAACTATATAAAGAAAAAGGCATAGTTACTGGCTATCAAGCTGATTCATTCGAAAAAGATGGTACAATTATTTTAAAAGGTTATAAAAAAAGAAAATGAAAGATTTAAAAATTATTAAAGACATTGTTAATGAATATTTTGACATTGACATTGCTAAAAAAACAAGAATGCAAGTTTATGTTGATGCAAGGGGTATTTATTATAGTTTATCAAGAGAATTAGTTCCAGGAGCAACGTATGAAAAATTAGGTAAATCGGTTAATTTAAACCACGCTACTGTTGTAAATGGAATGAAACAATTTAATTTTTTAATTGAATATAATAAATCAACACAAAATAATTACTTAACTTTAAAAGCAATATGTTTAAAAAATATAGATAAATTGGCAAATCCATTTGAAAAATATTTAAGTAAAGAGGATAAATTACAACATAGTGTAATGGAGTATTTAGCATTTCAATATCCTAATGTTTATGCTATTCACGTTGCTAATGAAGGAAAGAGAAGTCCATTTGAAAGATTTAAGTTTAAATATTTAGGTGGCAAAGCAGGTGTCCCCGATATACTTATATTCAGAGGAGGTGGTACAGGAAGATATGGTCTTGCCATTGAACTAAAGATTGGGTATAACAAACCAACCGATAGTCAAAAAGATGCTTTAGAAAGATTAAGAAAAGAGAATTGGGAATGTCATTGGACAAATGACTACGATAAAACTATTGAAATTATAGACCTTTATTTATCAAAACCCAATGATTCAGAGTTATAAAATGGTTTATTGGTCAGAATCGAAACAAAGAATTCGATTTACTGTTGTTCATAATTTTGAGGATTATGAAAATTATACTTATATCGGATCACTAACTAAAGTTGAGTTTGATTTACTCATTGAAGCACTTTTCTTAAAGTTTCAAGATGAGGAAATATCAAACGAAGATGTACAATTAATGTACGACAGATTGAGAAAATTTTGTAATGAAATAAAAAACATTACCGAAAACCTGTAAAGATTAAATGAAGAAAAGCTATTATGCCATCATACCTGCATTTGTCAGATATGACCAAACACTAACCCCTAATGCCAAATTATTATATGGCGAAATTACTGCCCTATGTAATGAGAAAGGTTTTTGTTTTGCAAGAAATAAATATTTTGCTGACCTATATAACGTAAAAACAAGATCAATAACCGATTGGATTGGACAATTAAAAACTGCAGGATATATTAAATTAAAGATGACTTATAAAGAAAATTCAAAGGAAATTGAAAGCCGAGAAATGTATATCACAAATTTTCTAGAGGTAGTGAAAAAAAATGCACCCCCTATAGAAAATATTCACCAGGATAATATATATAATAATATAAATAATAATACATTAGAATATAAAAAGGAGAAATATTCAGAGATGGTTTTGAAATCATTTAAACCAATTTGTGAGTTATTTCCAATACAAACACAACCAAAAACACAAGCCGACAAAAAGGCTTGGATTGATTGTATAGATAAACTTGAAAGGTTAGATGGATATTCGCCAAGAAAAGTTTATTACATAGCTTCTAAAGTTCGTGGTGATGAATTTTGGAGAAACAATTTTCTAACTATTTTAAAACTTCGCAAGAAAAATAAAGATGGGATAAAATATATAAATCTATTTGAAGCCAAATTTGGAAAACAATTAAAACAAATGAAACTATGATTTACAAAGAATATTATTTACCTGTAGAATTTAAAGGTAAAAAATTGCCTGATATGAAAGTTAAGGCAGAACACGGTTCTTTTTTGTTACAAAACAGAAGAAAATGGACAAAACAAGAGGAAGATTGGTTGTTGTATTTAAAAGATGATATTGGATTATCATTTAAAGATATATCTATTTGTATAGATAGAGAGGAACAAAGAACAAGATTGAAATATAAAAGATTAAATAAAAAAAATAAGACATATAACAAAACTCATATTGTTGATAAGTATAAAACCAATTTAGAAATACTTGAAAATAACGAAATTGAAACTTGTTTAGATTTATTTGCTTCAGAAAAAAGTTTTTGGGAAGATTATATAAAAAATGTTACTTCAAATGATATTATACCATCTATGTATAATACATATAATTTAAAAGCAGAAATACTTGCAAAATATTTAAATGACAATTCATATACATTTGATTTAATTGATATAGATCCTTTTGGAAGTGCTTTTAATTGTTTTGAAAATGCTATTGAAATGTGTAATAAAGTTTTAATTATAACCTATGGTGAGATAGGTCATAAAAGATGGAAAAGGTTAGATTTTGTAAAAAAAACATATAAAATTAAATCTCTTGATGAATTTACTATAGAGAATTTAATTAATTATACAAAAAAAATTGCCTTAAAGAAAAATGTTATACTTGAAGTTGATTGTGTGAAAAATTGGCATAACATATCAAGAGTATATTATAAAGTATTAAAATAAATATATGAGTAAAAAAGATAAACATCAAATTAGAAAAGAACAACCAGTTTATACTGGAGTTCTTAAATATTTTCCAAGAGCAATAAAGTATATATCAAAAGTAAGTTTACAAGGTAACAAACAACACCACCCAGATAAACCACTACATTGGGATAAAAGTAAATCTACAGATCATTTAGATGCCTGTTTAAGACATTTAATAGATCACTCAATAAATCCAATAGATGATGATGGATTATTACATCTTGCAAAGGCTGCTTGGAGAAATTTAGGTGAATTAGAAAATTTATTAGAAACATTAGAAAAAGAAAATGATTGATATTCCAATAAAAATTAATATTATAAATCATAGTAAAAGATTAATAAAAGAAATCAATTTTGGAAATAGGGGTTTTGCTGATGGTAATAAAAGACAACAATACATAGGAATTGTTGGAGAGAATGTCATAAGAGATTATTTAGGAATTAAACTTATTGAATTTAAAAATGAATTTGATGGTGGCTATGATATTAATTGGAATACTTATAAAGCTGATGTAAAAACAATGGAAAGAAAAGTACAACCAACATTGGAATATGTAAATAATGTTTTAGATACACAAATGAATTACCAAGCTAATGCTTTTATATTTTGTTCAATAAATTCAAAAACAAAAATTTTGACTATTTGTGGTTGGATTACAAAAAAGAAGTTTAAAGAACTTGCGAGTTATTACCCTAAAGGCTCAACAAGGAAAAGAAATGATAACACCACTTTTGAATTACATTCAGGTAATTGGGAAATAAAGAATGAAAATTTATATAAATTTTATAAATTAGATTTTGAAAAGAATTATTAAAAGAAAAAAGAATGAAAGAAAAATTTTTAGATTTTGGAATTGACATTGGTTTTAAAACTGGTGAGTTTCACACTACTTGTCCAAAGTGCAGTAGTACAAGAAAAAAGAAAACCGAAAGGTGCTTATCTATAAATGAACCAAAAGGTTTATTCAACTGTCATCATTGCGGATATAGTGGTAATGTAAATCTTCAAGCAAAAAAAGAATATGTAAAACCTATTGAGGTTAAATCTGAACTATCGGAAAAAACTTTAAAGTGGTTTGCTAAAAGAGGAATATCAGAAACCACAATCGTTAATTGGAATATTAGCGAATCCATAGAATATTTTCCACAAGTCAAAAAAGAAAGAATAGCAATAAACTTTAATTACTATCGTGAAAAGCAATTAATAAACATAAAATATCGTGATGGACAAAAGAACTTTAAACTCTTTAAAGATGCTGAACTAATCTTTTATGGTCTTGATAATATTAAAGAAATGGACAAGATTTATATTGTTGAAGGTGAAATTGATGCTTTATCTTTACACGAAGCAGGGCTTTATAGTGTTTGTTCAGTTCCTAATGGTGCATCTAAAGGATCACAACGATTAGAATATCTTGACAACTGTTGGGAATATTTTGTAGATAAAACAGAGATAATATTATGTACCGATAATGACCAAGCAGGATTATCACTTCGAGGTGAACTTGCAAGAAGATTTGGTCAAGGTAGGTGTAAGTATGTTGAATTTGGCGATTATAAAGATGCTAATGACATATTAATCAACAAAGGTGCAAGTGAACTACGAGAAGTTGTTAGTAAAGCAAAGAACTTTCCTATCGAGGGTGTTCTAAATATTAACGATATTTGGGATAGTGTTTTAAACTTTAACGAGAATGGAATCAAGAATTATAATGTGCGATTGGGAAACTCTAATGAGTATTATAACATTAGCTTCGGAGAATGGACTGTATGCACAGGGATTCCAAATGCAGGAAAGTCAGATGTCATCGACCAAATATGTGTTAATCTTGCATTACAAGA